CTCCGTGAGGAGGGGGGCTCTAAGGGCTATTACGACCCTTCCGTGGTACGCCACGGGAAATCGTTGGGAGCTGCAAATGACTACTCGCACATATCTCGAGACCGAAGGTATCAATGGTGTCCAAGGATACCGGCGTTACCGGAATTCGACAGGTACAAATGACCGGACGAGGGACAACCCCTATACGGCCACCCACGAAAACGAGGTGTTCACGAAGTTTGTCTGTGAACGCGTTAGAAGTGTGGAGTGCGGTTTTACAGTTCCCTATGTCGTAGAGTCAGGTTTCACTGGCTTTTCCGGGGGTTTCACGATTCCCGCTTTGGCCGAACCTGATGACTCCAAACTCCTCCAGAAGCTCCAAGGTCGAACCAGCCATGCTGATTTCAATCTCGGAATTTTCTTGGGTGAAGGTCGGGAGTCTCTGACAACGATCCGTAATGGCGTGAAGACCCTCTCGTCGTTGTACACGGCTATCCGCCGGTACGACGTCAAGGCCATCAAGCACACCCTCTCCCTTACTAAGGGACAACTGGGTGAGATGCTAGACGGTCTTTCGAGTGGGTGGCTTGCATGGAACTTCGGTGTTAAACCGATACTGAGTGACATGTACGCTGCTGGTGAAACCTTGGCGGCACTTACTACAAGTGTGCCGTACAAGACCAGTATTCGCGCAAACACGAGAGTGCGAGGCACGATATCTGCAGGCTCCTCCGGCCCCCCTTGTGGGTGGCAGGAAAAGGGTAAGCAGGTAATTGTGCACTTCGAGGAAAATGATCTGACGTCCTTGTCTTACGATTTGGGCGTCCACAGGTCACAATTACTCGGACTCGCTTGGGAACTTGTTCCTCTCTCGTTTGTGGTTGATAGTGTAGTTCCTATCGGTACTTTCTTAGACAATCGCGTTACCCAAAGCCGCTTCTCTCAAGCCCACGTGGTGCAAACTACGTGGCACAAAAAGAGGGCGACTGGGACGTATGTTCTACCGTGTTGGAGGGTCATCGAGCGCGGTGTGCACAAACTTTCGCACACTTCGCTTCAACGGACCATCCATGCGGGCCTCGATCACCTTAATACCGTGCCGAAGCTGAAAGTCCCTGCTACCTGGTTCTGGGCAGCCACAGACCTGAGCCTTTTATGGCAAAGGTTCGGAACCGATTCTTCCTCTTGGACAAAATTCCGCCCAGAGGTATTCAACTCACCGGCTAAACGCCGGCTAATTAGGTAGCTTAGTCAGCCACCGGTTAGATTTTTCCTAGGACATATAATGCCCGCAATGACTGATATCGTACTGAGGGATGACGGCGGTGCTCTTTCCGCCGCAACGCAACGCACCTTCGTGCCCGTGCACCAGGAAGGAAGCAAAGCGATCTGGCGTAACGATCAGGCAGCAGTGCCTGTCGAAGCCCAGCCTCGCATCACTTCCCAATGGAAACGGGAGAAGGACGGTTCGTATCTCCTCAACTTCAAGCTCGAGGTCCCCACGCAGGAGCAACAAATTGGTGCTTCCTCCGCCGGGTACCAGGCAGCCCCGAAGATCGCCTATGTGACATGGTTCAGCGGTACGCTTTATGCTTCGCCTCGTTCGACTCCGGAAGACCGGGCTCACGTGGTGCGCATGGCTACTGCTCTCCTGTCTGGCGCGGATGCGAGTGCGGCTGTGGTGAACCCACAAAACGCAGACGCCTCGGGTGCGCAGGTTTGGGTCAATTCGACCAAGCCTTTGCATCTGGCGTTCATCCGACTGCGGTTCCCCGGCGTGTAATTCTCTAGCCGGCGCAGTATCTTCAATCAGGTCATCAAACGGGGGTATCTACCTCCACCTGAGCTCTCACCCTAATGAAAGGAATGGAAATGGGCGTCAAACCCAGGGAGAGTTGGACTGCTAGGTTCTCCTATGAGGAAAGTATCACAATATTGGAGGATCTGGCTCTGGAACATGCAAAAGAAGCTGGCCCGTTTCGTGAGCGACTGGAGAGTATCCTTGGTCGCCGCGATTGGGCTGCTTTGCTTGCTTTCGAATTTGATTACGGCGCAGAAGAATATCTTCCCCTGCATCTTTTCCACGCTCGCCAATCTGTAGGGCTCTTCAAGAAATTTGAACCCTTACGGATAGCAGGTGTGTCGAAGGCAGAGGCCGCGCTGAGCAAGTTCGTCCAAGCTGAAGCCCGCTGTCGCAACACCAACGCCCGATTCCGTGATCTTTGGAAGACTTCCCCCAACTTCTGGGTGGAGCCCGTCGGGCGCGCACTCCTGCGCGCTCGACGTAAAATTTCCAAGATCTTGGGACCGGTGCCGACGTTAGACAGATTGGACTTTCGGTACGGACCAGGCGCTACAACGAGTATACAAAAATCCGGCGCAAACCCCCGAGTCAAACTCGGAGCGCCCCTGACGTGTAGTAAAGAGTTCGCAGCAGCGCCCGCCTCGTTGTTACGTGAGGTGCCGCTATTGCTTGACCTTCACTGTAGTTCACGACAATACGCTAGTCAGTTGGAGGAGCTTAGACAGCTTCTCCTAGCTGAGGATCGTTGGTTCGTTGAGCTGCATGTTGTGCCAGGTAAGCTGCAATTCGTCCCAAAGAACGCTCTGACTTATCGCTCCATTATCATTGAACCGACCCTTAACGGGCTGTTTCAACAAGGTGTGGGGCGGTGGTTTAAGAAGCGTCTCTTGAAGTACGGCGTCGATTTGAAGGACCAAACGCGCAACCAACGCATGGCTCTTCTCGGTAGCGTGACAAACCATCTCGCTACGTTCGACTTTAGTTCCGCAAGCGACCTCATCTCAAAAGAGTTGGTCGCTTGGTTCTTGCCCGAGGACTGGTTTGAATTATTGTCAGTTCTCCGCACAGGCAGCTATACGTTCAGCGGTAGTGAGCCCCAGACTCTTGAGAAATTCTCGAGCATGGGTAACTCGTTTACTTTTGAACTAGAGAGCGTGATTTTCTACGCCCTCACTGAAGCTGTCTGCCACGTTCTCCATCTTCCGACAGACGAAATTACTGTCTTCGGTGACGATGTGGTTGCGCCTTCGTCGGCGCAGTCGCTTCTGATGGAGGTCTTTGACTTTTGCGGCTTCGAGGTTAATTCCAAGAAGTCGTTTTGGTCTGGACCTTTCAGAGAATCGTGTGGCAAGGACTACTACAAGGGTTTCGACATCCGGCCGGTGCATCCTGACGACATGCTATCGGCCCAAGCACTCTTCGTACTCCACAACTTTTACATGCGCTGCGGTGAATTCCGCTTTGCAGACAAAGTCAAGGGGTACATCCACCCGAACCTACTCATTTTTGGTCCAGATGGGTACGGCGACGGCCACCTAATTGGTAGCTGGCGGGGACGGTCGAAGAAAGAAGATCGTCGCCGTGGTTGGGAAGGTGTTTGGTTTCATACATTCAGGCTGCGTCCTCGGGAACAGAACAAGTTCTCTGTTTTCCCCGGTGACACAGTCTTACCCGCGTATAAAATCTACGTCGGGCCTGACGAAGATGACGATGGCCAACCAGCCAAAGTCATCGAAATCGGTTTGAGGGTAAAAGGCAAACCCTATGGCTATATGCCAAAGGCTTGCCTCACTCTCCCCGGTTCGTCAGGGTATGAAAGGATATCGATCTACACACTAGCTTGCCACGTGTTCCCGAAGGAACACACTCAGTGGTAAGCTAGCCCCGGC